TCTTACAGCAACGACTACACCCCGATGCTCAGTTCGAGATTCAGCGTGCAGCAAATTCTATATATACCCTCGTCTGTCCTGACCTAAACAGAATGGAAATAACTAAGTCTTCTATCTTAGGGGGTGAAACAAATGCGTGATCCTCAAATGTTAATCTTTGGCGACCTGCACCTTCGGGATGATATTCCGGATTACCTAGATGCACAATGTGCATTTATCGAGAAAACGGTAAAAGATTTCAACGAGATATGTCCTATTAATTATCCTAAGATTGTATTTCTAGGGGACATCTTCGATAAAAGAAATCCTAGCATAAAAGTTATGCTTGCATTAAAAGCTCTTCTAAGCAAGCTACATGCTGATGTTTTTATTGTAAGAGGAAATCACGATGCAGTATCCAAGGCTGATGATGGTCTTACTGCATTGTCATTGTTTGAATCGAAGTATGTTAAGGTTTGTACAGATAAACCTATGTCGTTTCCGCTGAAAATAAGTCTTGAACCTGAAGATAGAGGTTTGGGCATTTTAATCCCACACTATGAAAATGAAGAAACTATTAAGAATCACCTTGCTAGCATTGATGATAAAAGGGCCATTGTATTTGGTCACTTTGGTTACCATGGGAGCCTTAACAGTGCTGGGGATAATGACTTCCGTATTCCTCTTGAGTGCTTTGATAACCTTACTTTTCTTGGACACATTCATCACTACTCAGCAAAAGATAAAGTGGTAGTTGTCGGAACTCCATACACTACATCATTCCAAGAAGCAGGTAAGCCAAACTATGTTATCCACTACAAGTTTAAAAACAGGAGAAACTATTGGAAGGCTATTTCTTCTGTCGGAGGCCCCAAGCATCATGTTTGTAAGCTAGAAGATCTACCATCTCTTAAGCTAAGTGAAGAGAACTTTAACTTAGTTCGTGTTATTGCTAATCCTTTGAAGGAGGGCAACGACCTTGATTTGATCAGCAAGATCAGATCTGATTACCCACTAATTAATTGGGTAGATTTAAGATTTGATAGCAAGGTAGATGTGAAGAAGGAAATTAGCTACTACCGCCCTGAGCGGCAATTGTTCAATATAAATGAAGCTATTATAGAGGACTACATTGATAGTAGTGTCACCCCGTTAGATAAGCAAGATTTACTAAACGGACTCAAAGAGCTAAATGAAGATCAATAAGATAAAAATAAATAACTTCTATAGTTTCCATGATGTGGAACTAAAGTTCGATGATTACTCTGGTCTAGTGTTGATTGAGGGTAAAAACAAAGATACTGGTGGGAGTAATGGATCTGGCAAAAGCTCACTCATCGAAGCAGTAGTCTGGGGCCTTTTTGGTAAGACTGTCCGTAAGTCTACTGAGGAGGCTATGATTAATTTTACCAATAAGAAGAACTGTACAGTAGAACTTCTTATTAATGGTAATGTAAAAATCATAAGAACAAGACGGCCAACCTTCTTGGAGTTCTTTGTAGGTGACAAGAACTTCACACAGGAGTCCGTTGCTGCTACACAAGAGAAGATTGAACAATATCTCAATACCAACTACAAGCTCTTCCTTGCTAGCATGGTGTTCGGCCAGAATAACAATTTAGATTTTGTGTCAGCTACTCCCGAAGAGAAGCGCACGATCATCAAGAACTTCTTAAACCTTGATGAGTTATTCGACAAGCGGGAACTAATTAAAACTCGTAAAGCAGAATACTCAACGCAGATAAAAAGTATAGACGCTCTAATCAAAGAGTACACTGCGATAGTGAATAAGGTAGACTCAACGATTAAAGAGATTGAACATGGGGAAGTAAAGTTCCTTTCTGAAAATCGAGTAACCGAAGAGATGCTTACCAAGTATTCCCTAGGAGAAATCCTAGAGGTGGAGAATAACATTAAAACGCAAGAAGAAGCACTCAAGGTTATTTATCAGAACATTCGCCAATGTGAAGATAACATCATTCTTTATGAGAAGCGACTAGACGAAGCCAAGAGTGATAAGCCTGTACTATGTAAACACTGTGGTGTATCATCTAAGCGAGAAGTATCTAAACAAGATCTAAAGACCTTAAAAGATAAAATAAAAGATTTAGATGATGAACTAGGTAAGAAAAATGCTAATAGAGTATCCTTGGAGAGTACCATTGTCTCCTTAAAAGCTCTGTTGCCTATTAGATCTAATCAATACAAATTAATTTCTGATTGGAAAGAATTACACTCCAAGAAGGATTATTTGTTAAAAGATCGTAAAACAGCAGAGGAGAAATTAACTTCTTTAGCTGGTGAAAGAGTTGAGTCTAGTAAGAAGTATGAGGTGATGCGATTCTGGGAAGTTGCATTTTCAGAACAGGGATTGGTTAAGTACATCATTAGAAACATCATTGATTACTTTAACGATAGCTGCAACCAACACTTAACTCATTTAACAGCAGGCAAATACAGAATTCAATTTAATGAGGTATTAGAAGAAACAGTATACATTGGTGGTAAGGAAACTAAGTTCTCCTCCCTATCAGGTGGAGAGGTAAAAAAGATAAATATCGCAGTGCTATTAGGGCTTCAAAGTCTTTTAGCATTGACAGATAAGGACTTATCAGATATCATCTTCTTTGATGAAATTGCTGAAAGTTTGGATACGGAGTCTCTCCACGGACTCTATATATTACTACAGAATCTAAAGAAAACTAAGACTTTATTTATAATTACACACAATAATGATCTTAAAAATTTGATAGATGCTCCGACTATAATTACAGTCACCAAGAAGAATGGTGTATCTACAATAGGTAATCAGAAAGTAAAGAAGAAACAAAATGTCAATAGCTAAGTTAACAGGATTAGGTCAAGAAATATTCGAGAAGCGTTATGCATACCCCGGTGAAAAAAATTGGGCCGAGCGTGCGAGAGTTATCGCAAAGACTGCTGCTGGCGCAGAGCGTGATGAAGATAAGGAAAGAGTTGAGCAAAGGTTCTACGAAGCCCTCTCATCGGGAGACTTAGTCCCCGGTGGTAGAATCATTTACGGTTCTGGTCGTAATGCTGGTCGCCAAAACTTACTCAACTGCTATGTGATCAACCCACAAGATTCAGTCGAGTCTATTGGCAAGACCATTCAGGATATGTACAAGATCTCTTGTGCAGGTGGTGGTATCGGGTTCAATTTCTCTGATATTCGCCCCAAGGGTGATCACATTCAGCAGCAGAAGAACTCTGCCCCCGGTTCAGTCTCTGTTATGCGTATGTTGAACGAGATTGGTAACCATGTTCGTGCAGGCAAGAATCGTCGCACAGCATTGATTGCTATCTTGAATGTTACACACCCTGACCTACTAGAGTTCCTCCATGTTAAGCTAGACATGAAGGAGTTGAATAACTTTAACATCTCGGTAGGTATTACTGATCGTTTCATTGAAGCGTGCAAGAATAATGAAGATTGGTACTTTACCTTCGCAAACCGTAAGTATCAGATCTACACAGTCAATCGTGTAAATGAAGCTCATCCGACTCCAGCTACGATTGAGGTAGTTGCTAACTCAGCAGAGGATGCTATTTCTCGTGCTAAGGAACAGTACAAGATTCACTTTACAGATGACTTTACATCTGCTGAAATTAAACCCTTGAAGGCTCGTGAACTGTGGGATATGATTTGGGAGAACTCAGTTAAGTCTGGGGACCCCGGCATATTCAATCTAGATCTAGCCAATCGTCATACGAATGTATCTTACTTTGAGGAGATGCGTTCAACCAACCCCTGTGGTGAAATTCCACTACCTAACTATGGAAACTGCTGTCTAGGTAACATTAACCTAGCTAACATGGTTACTGATGGTGAGTTTGACTGGAAGAAGTTTGCTCACACAGTTCGCACTGGCATTCAGTTCCTAGATAATATTCTAGAAGTAAATTACTTCCCCACTCCTGAGTGCAGAGAAGTAGGCCATCGTTCACGCCGTATCGGTCTTGGTGTTCTTGGTTATCATTACATGCTAATCAAACTCGGAATCCGTTATGGTAGTGAGAAGTGTATTGAACTAACTGAGCGTATTGCAATGGCTATGCGGGACATTGCATATATCAAGTCTGCTTACCTTGCTCGTGACAAGGGAGCGTTCCCCGCTTTTGACAGAAAGAAATATTTAGATGAAGGATTTGCAAGAACTTTGCCTGCTCGTATACGACTTCTTATCAAGGAGCATGGAGTTCGTAATGCGGTTATGCTTACTATTCCTCCTACTGGCACTATCTCTATGCTATGGGGTGTGTCAAGCGGTATTGAGCCTATGTTTGCTCCTATTTACATTCGTAGATACCGGGATGCAAATGTTTGGAAAGAAGTTGTTGTCGTGGATCCATTATTGCGGGAATACTACGATTCTGGGAAATCAATCGAAGGATTTGTAGGCGCATACGACATAACTCCTGAACAGCATTTAGCAGTACAGGCTGCTTGGCAAAAGTATATTGATTCTTCAATCAGCAAGACAATTAATTTGCCAAAGCACGCAGAAGCTGCCGAACTTAGCACTGTAGCTTTGGATTATGTCGAGTACCTAAAAGGACTTACCATTTATCGCGCAGGATCAAAAGGTAATGAACCTTTAGAAGCTGTACCCATGACACCAGAAAATATTACTAAGTATGTTGGTGATCGTTCAGTAAATACTGGCATGGCTGATGGTGGTGCTTGCTCCTTAAATGGTGGGGATTGCGGAGCCTGATATGCCTACTTACGAATTTGGGTGTGATAAATGTAAACTAGTATTTGAACAGTTATACATGGACATACCTAAAAAGTTGCCGAAAAGAAAAAAATGCCCTGAGTGTGGGAAACAAGCTGATAGATTATTATCTGCGCCCACATTCAAGGTTTCTGGAAGGGTTGCTAAAATAGGTAAATCCAATGTCACCTCTTTCTATAATGAGGCAATCCAAGATACTAGGGATCGCTTGAAGGTAAACAATACACCTAGCCCGTATAAACGATATGTTCCTGACTATGATGTCTTAACAAAAGACGGAACACTTAGGAAGATGTCGCAGTCAGAAGTACAAAACACACACAATTCAACCCGCAAGGTTGGAGACAACATCAACAACATTAAAGATAAGCTGGCAAAGAAGAAGAAAAATGTATAATTTTGCAGAGTCGATTCAACGAGGTATCCTATATCTGGTCAAGTCTAACAAAGACTTTTATCTAGAAATAGTTAATCTCGTAAAACCGGAATACTTTGAATCTCCTATCCACAATCAAATCTACAAGATTGTTACTGAGTACTATGAAAAGTACAAGACAATCCCTACAGATGATTTGATTGTAGAAGAAGCCAAGAAGTACAAGCGTCAGACTCAAGATCTTTCTGATTATGCAGATGAACTAGAGTTTATCAATAAGTTGGATGTCCAGTCTATTGGTCACCAACAATATTATCTTGATCTCATTGAAAACTTCGCCAAGCGTGAAGCCATGAAGGGTGCGATTGTAGAATCGCTAACTCTGATCAAGGAAGATAAATTTGGTGAGGTAGAGGATCGTGTCCGTCAGGCATTGATGATCTCTCGTTCTGTTGATAATGGGCAGGTTTATTTCGATGATCTAAATGATCGCTGGGATAGAACTTACAATCTACAGAAGAGAGATAACTTCAAGACTATCCTTCGCACCCTTAATAAGAATATGGAGGGCGGGTCAATGCGAAAGGAGCTTTGTATGGTTGTAGCTCCTGCTGGTGTAGGCAAGTCTTTATACCTTGTCAACCAAGGGGTTACATCTTTGATGGAAAATCGCAAGGTTCTCTATGTGTCCCTTGAGATGAGCGAAGATAGGATTGCACAGAGATTCGACTCATCTATGACGCTTCTTCCTCAATCTCGTCTAAAGGACTATACAGGAGAGGTAAAGGAACGCTTGGATATTTTCCGTAAGGAGTTTCCCGATGGTCAGTTAGTGATCAAGGAATTCCCAACTGGTCGTGCTAATGTAAATAACATTCGAGCACTCCTTAACCAACTAAAAAACTATGAAAACTTTACACCTGATGTTCTCATTGTTGATTATCTTGAGCTACTACGCCCTATTGCTGAGGGTATGCCTGAATACCAAGCACAAGAGCGTATCGCGCAAGAGCTTCGTGGACTTGCTGTAGAGCACAATATCCTAGTCTGGACGGCCACACAAACAAACCGTGCTGGTCGCAGGGCAGAGATTATTACAGATGCCGAAATGGCAGACAGCTACGGTAAGGTTCGTCCTTGTGATTTCGTCGTTAGTTTAAACCAGAATGAGGAAGAGTACGAAGATGGCAGAATAAGAGTTTATGTCATTAAGTCTCGTAATGCTCGTAAGGGCTTTATCGTACCTCTAGATGTAGACTATAATACTCTTAGAATGACGGAAGGAACAATGGTGCAAAATGCAATTGAAGCGTAATCATTTAATGCAAGATATTTTTGAAGCATGTATCACTCATGTAGATGCAGGATGGGCTAAATTTGAATTAAAATTTACTCATGACATACCCTGTGCTCCTGATGAATGTGCGGGATATACTGATTTAAACACATATACTATTTATGTGGATGATAGGTTATCTAATGAGTATTTTAGAGAAGTTCTCCTGCATGAGATAACTCATTTGATGATGGAAATATCTGGATATACAAACCCTGACGAAAATAAAGAATTTAATCCAACTAACGAAGAACTAACCACTAATTTAAGTAGAAGCCTCCTATTACTCATAAGGCTAAACCCGGAACTATTTAAAATACTAGTGGACACACAATGAAGTCTGAAATTATAAAGAACATTGCAGACAAGCTCGATATGGAACTCTATATCAGCCTATGCGACAATCTAACTTTGATAGACAAACATCAAGTTGATCATGAACTAGAGCGTCAATCTTCTATTTATGCGTACTATGCTGGAGCCATGGTACTTGTAAAACAGAAGATGGATTCCGTAGAAGTACAAATAGAACAAAAATCTGCACAAGTACGCCTTGCTGCTGTAGATGGTGCAGATAAAAAGATAACAGATAAAAACCTTGAGGCAATCGTTTCAGCAGACCCTGAGATTTTTGCACTCAAACAGGACTATAACAACCTCACAACACGCTATTCCCTCTTGAAGTCGCTAGTCACTGCTCTCGACCACAAGAAGGATATGCTAATCCAACTGTCTAGTAACCAAAGAGCAGAAACCAAGCTATACGCTAAGTAACGGAGAAAACTAACATGGGAAAAGTAGATCTAGATGCGCTTCGTAAGAAGCATGAAGCCCTTCAGTCAGGTAAGACGGGCGGTGGCGGTCAGGACTTCCTCAAGAACTTTGTTCAGCTAGAGGAAGGTACAACAACTCTTCGCATTCTTCCCCCTAAGGGCGAGAACGATCCTTTGTTCTATGCGGAGACTAAGATTCACCGCATCGGAGAGGGTGAGAATGTAAAGAACTTCCATTGCCGTAAGGTACACAATGAAAAGTGTCCTCTCTGTGATGCCTACTATAAGTTGTGGGACTACAGTAAGAAGACTGGCAAGGATGGTAAGGATCAGTATGCGACTCTCGCTCGCTTGATCAAGCCTCGTGAACGCTACTACTTGAATGTAGCTGTCCGTCCTGCTAACGAGGTCAAGATTCTTTCAATCGGTCAAATCGTCTTTAAGAAGATCTTGAATACGATGATGGATCCTGACTACGGTGATATCACCGACTTGAAGACTGGATACGATTTCAAGATCGTAAAGGAAATGGATGGCGGATTCCCGAAGTACGATCAATCCAGCCCCCGTCCCAAGTCTTCCCCCGCAGGAACAGGTCAAGAGATTGCTGCGTTCATGGAATCACTCCATGATATTCACAGTCTCGTCAAGCTGGAGGATTTTGAGGAAATGCGTAAGAGCGCAGAGATCCTTCTTACAGAGATTGGTATTAGTACAACCAATCATACGCCCAAGATCATGTCATCTGATGATGAAGATGGTCCTGAGACAAATTATCTAAACAAACTGAAAGGTTGATAATGATTAAAAACTTTATACTAGGTGTGGTACTTTCGCTAGGGTTAGCCTCTTGTCCCGGATTTACATTCGGTGGGGGCAACACCGAGGATCCGGTAGCACCTCTAGTTATCACAGAGACGAGTAATGTTACGCCAGAATCACTAGAGAGCAAACAATCTGTAGTGATTCCGATTGAGACTCTTGGTGGTGATGTAGGTGATGCCCTTAAACTAGAGTTTGAACGGCGTGGTACTCAACCTGTAATTACTACAAAGGACCATCTCAAGGATACCCCGGGTGCAATGGTTGTAACCTTGGATGCAAACGCAACGCAAGAAATTCTATCCCCGAGTGTGGTTAGTTTGGTTGCAAATGTGTTTGGGTCAACAGTTCCGGGTTCAGCCCCATGGATGCAGCTACTTGTTGTGATTCTGCCCTTCTTGTCTAGTAGGTTCCGTAAGCACACAGTTACAGCAGCCAAGCGTGTAATTCCCGGTGTTGAAGGGCCTAACCATGACGGTAAGATCCCCAACTTGGATGACCTGCGTGAAGCTCTCATTGACTTGAGCAAGGCTGTCACACTAGCTCCTAAGGAATCTAGTGATGTGATTACCCAACAAAAATCACAACAAATTAACGGCTGATTTAAGTAAGAAAGACTATTATGGATGAGAGGCTAATAACCTCTCATCTTTTTTTATGCAAAGAGAACCATTAGATAATAAAGAATACGACATTAATTTTTGGAAATCACAAAAAGGATTTCCGGGGTTAAATAGGCCATTGCGGGTAACTGTAGCTCTGCCAAATAAAGGTGGCTGTGCTTATTACCGTGCAATAGCTCCATACGCAAAACTGGCTCAGTTATATCCTAATGTGATTGAGGTTAGGTTTACTGAAAATATTTTAGGTATTGATGAAGAAAGTGCTAAGAAGGGAATTCCTAAATGGATTGACAATTGGGATTGGGCTGACTTAGATTGGTGTGATGTTGTAATGGCGAACAACATAAGTAACTTTGGTGGTCCATATACTACTCGTATTTGTGGAAAAACCAAAGAGCGAGGTAAAATATTCCATTACGACACCGATGATTTACTCACTCAATTATATAAAGGTCACAGATTAGAATCCGTTTATGAGAGCGGACTATCTGACATGACCAAATTTATATACTCAAATAGTGACATAGTTACAGTTACTCAGAGAAAGTTTCAAGCTCGTGTTCAACAGTTTATGGGTAATGGCATTTTAGCTGTAGTAAAAAATGCTATTGATTATACATTACCTGCATGGAATTCTCCTAAGACAATAGTTCCAAAAGATAAGTTTGTACGAGTAGGATGGGCAGGTGGTATTCATCATGAAGAGGATGTTAAAGAGTTCTCAGGAATCCCGCATTTCGTAAACCAAAGAGTAGGTAAAGAACGGGTTAGATGGGACTTTTATGGAAAACCACCAATAGATCCCTCCGTAGGTCCAGATTGGCAGCAAGATGTATGGAAAAATTATGAACGAATTATCATGTCTGGATTAAAAGGCAATAGAAACTATACTATAAATGCTGCACTTCCTACGGACAAATATGGAGTAATGTATAGTTATATGGATTTAGCTATCGCTCCTTTGCAGATGAACGAATTTAATGATTCCAAATCAGAGATCAAGGTTGCTGAAGCTGGTAGGTATTCCGTTCCTCTTATCGCGTCAAATGTCGGCTGTTACGATGAGACTATAATAAATGGTAAGACGGGATTCTTGATTCCTCCAGATGCACCTAAGAGTGAGTGGGTGTCTATACTATCCAAAGTAATCAAAGACAAAGATCTAAGAATTGAGATGGGAAAAAATCTTAATAGTATTACAGAACAACAGTTTGATCTTAATAAAGTTGTTCACCATAGACTTACATTATACAAGAAGTTTTACGATTGGAAAAATACAAAATGATTAGTGTATTAATAAGAACTATCGGTAGACCTAGTTTAAAGGATGCAATACTATCCTCTAAGAGAGAATTTGATAATGTGATAGTAGTTGCTGATGCAGTAGATCTTCCTATAAAAACTTTGCCTAGGGGTGTTACTTACCTCAAAACAGGTATGCGTTATGATAAATATGGAAGTGCTGCTATCAATATGGGAGCATATGCTTGTTCAACATCATATTTTTGTCTATTAGACGATGATGATGAGTTTGTTGTAGGTGCTGGCGATTTTATGCGTAGGTCTGTTCAAGCCAATCCTCAAGTTGACATATGGATACCCGGACTAAAGTTTAACAATGGGATGGTTTTATGTATTCAACCAGACAAAGGAATAATTCCGGGTAATGTTGCTGTTCCAACATATAAAACGGAACTATTATTTAGAGTACCCTTTTACAAGGGGATAGAAGGAAAAGATCCAAACTATACAGATATTAAT